ATCTACGTCCGTCCGCAGCGTGACCAGCTTGAGGCCAGCGTCTGCGATATCGACAGCGAAGGTCTTGAAAAACGTCGAGGTGCGCGTCTGCAATGCGGCCCAGCGTCGGTCGAGTTCCTGCGCCTTGGCAATCAGTTCTTCATCCATGATCGCGCCGGTCTCATGCGCAAGCTGGATCGTGGCCTCTAGCGCGTCCTTGCCCTGTCCGATCAGTTCCGCAAAGCGTTCACCGGCACCGCCGCCAAACAGCTCATCAGACACCCGGATTTGCGCCGCCGTGTCCAGTTCGCCCATCCGGCCAATCAGTTCTAGGAATAGGGCTGACGGGTCTTCCAGATCGCGGGCAAGGCTCTTTGCGTCATAGCCAAGCCGCTTGAAGGATTCCGCCGCCGATCCTGCGCCTGTCGTGACAAACTCATCTGCCCTGAGGTTCAATTCCTTGAGGCCGTCGACCATCTGGTCGATCCCGATCCGGTTCTGATCGCCGACGAACTTCAGCTCTTGCAGCGCGGTCACTGACACGCCTGCGCGTTTGGCCTGATCGCCAAGCTCTGCCACCGTCTTGACCGTCTGG